AAGCCGTACGAGGTCTTGCACGGGTGTGCAGGGGGTGTCCCCGGTGGGGGTTGGCGGGTTTTTCACCATGGAATCAATGTTTTTGTGGTTTGTTGTTGGAGTTTGATGTTTGGTTCGCTGCGATTGCCTTTGCTTCTGTTGCATGTTCTGCAGATGATTTGCCCGTTGTCGAGGGTGTTGAGTCCTCCCCGGCTGACGGGTGTGATGTGGTCGGCTTCGGGGCTGGTTGGTAGGTCGTGTGTGCCCCAGGCGATGGCAGCTCCACACAAGGGGCATTCGGTTTGGCCTTGCTGCTTGGCTTGGGTGATGAGTCGCGCCCGCCAGCGCCGATGGGCTTGGCTGGCTGTGCGGTTGGTGTGTGCCATCACGTCCCCCGATCTCCTATGGCCTCTGTGAGCCTCTCATTGCTCCTGTAACGGCTTGGGAACCGTTGGGGGTATGAATACCCTACCGATGCCCTGCCGTTCGATTCTAGGCCCTGTTTTGTGCGTTTGAGGGGGTGTTTGTTGATGCCGGGGTGTTTGTTTTCCCAACTACCCCCATGGGTGTGAGCAAGATCACATCACCCCCCAGCGGTGTCAAAAGAAGAAGGACACGGTAAAAGAAAGAGGGGGGTGGATGGGTGTTCGCGTTTCACCGCTTAGCGCTTGGCGCCAAGCGGTGTAGGACACGGGCTAAGCGGGAATACCTTAAGGTTTTAAAGTCTTCTACATATAATATACACTTTAAGTCTTACCTGGCGTTAAGGGTGTTGGCGTGACACGCCGTACGCCTTCAGCCGAACACGCCAAGTCTGAAAGGGACACGGGTGTAAGAGTGTGGGGAGTGTGCGATGGGAGCTTGCGACCAGAAGCACACGAGTCACACGGCGAAAAGCCCATCGGCGCTGACGGCAAAAGGTTCCTCTTCTTCCCTGATGAAGAAAAGAAGAGAAGAGAGAAAGAACCAAAGAGAGAAGAGAAGTAAAGAAGTTAACCTCTTAGCTCTTCTAAAACTTTTATACCTATAAGTCTTAAAGCTTATAGGTATAATATTAAAGTTTAAGACTGATGGTTAACTTTAAGTACTTAAGGTTTTTAAAGTCTTAAATACTGATATTAAGTTTATAACCTTAAGGTGTTAGCTTTTAAGGTTTTATACTTAACTTAGTTGTTTAAATCTTAAGGTTATATATTTATTTTAAGACTCTAAAGCTTTAATATTTATTTATATCTTTAAGTGCTAAGCTCTTAAAACTTTATAATTACTTAAAGTGTTTAAAGCTTTTATAATAACTTAGATCCTTAAGTACCTAAGACTGATGCCGAGCCCTTGAGGGGCTCGGTGCTAAGCTGTCAGTACCTTAGCGCTAAGCCTGAAGGTCTTTAAGTGTTTGGTAGACTGATGGTAAGCGAGGTCGGGAAGTGCGTCAGCACTTTCTGGCCTCGCGTCCAGCTGGCTACCTGTCCAGCCTAGCATACGCCACCTGGGACGAGTCAAACATGGCTGTTTGGCTCTATAGGCGGGTTTGAGGGGTGTAAACAGGTGTTTTTGGTAGTAAAGGTCCAAAAATTAAACCTAAACTTTTCCTTAAATTTTCTTAAAGTCTTGTAACCTTTACAGGTGGTTAAGGCTGAAACCCCTAGCCAGAACGGGTTTCACTCCCGAACAGCTCTCACACTGTACTCCTGTGTTCTTTCCGAACGCGCTAGGCCCATCAGCGCTAATGGTCTTCCCTCAGGCTTTCGAGTACTCGAAAGCCTTTCCTGATGGCGTACACCATCTTAGGCTGTGCCTGATGAGCTGATCCTGCTCGGGCTGATGCCGAGCCCTTGAGGGGCTCGGTGCTAAGTGCTTGGTGCTAAGACCCTAAGGCTGATTCCCCCTCTTTCTTTTACCGTGTCCTACTTCCCCTATAGCATCCAACACTGTCCACATAGTTGAGGCTTAGCTAACCGGGATAGGGGCTGGTGGTCGGCGTCTGGATAGCGGATCGCGTATCGGTCTCCTGGAGGCGTCTAGAATCGATCAGAATATGCTGGGGGTACAAATCCTAGCCCCCACCCCGTAAGGCGCTCCTAGGCGCACCCATGAAGCTTTAAACGGCATTTCTGGGCTACACCCTCCACGCCAGATCGGCAGAGTGGCCTCGAGAGTGCACACCAAGCCAGGGGAGTGTAGCCTATCTCACACAGCATGAGGGGCATGGATTTCATGCCCAGATCTGGCACCTTGACCCCCGTCATGAAAGCCAAGGTAGATCTACCGAACCTGCTATCACCCAGACATACCCCTGAAACGCCCCAGAAGGCCCCTAGAATCGATCAGCAGGGCCAACCCTGCATAATCCTACCCCCAGAAGATTTGAGACGCCGAGAGAGGCAATAAAGGCTTCAGTGACATCTGTCACACCTGACACTCCAGTATGAAACGCTCAATCGGATTGATCGCAGCCTTGACTATGGATCACAACCCTCACACCATAAAAACCACAACAACCCACCCAGACAATCCAGAAAGGAACATCACCCATGGATGGCACACTCATCACCCCATCCTTCACATCCCTCTACAGGCAGACAGAAATCGACCCACTCAGCCTCCACGGCCTCACCGGAAACCATTCAGACGACATCGATCTCGATATGGTGCGCCGCATGTACCACGCTAAAGTACAAGAAGCCATACGACTCATCCGGCCACTGTGGACTGTCACCCTCGACGGCGCCCTATACGGGCCACCCAACTGGCGCCACCTCTCCGAGAATGAGGCCGAGGAACTCCATGATCTCATCGACATGATCGATGTAGACGCCATCCTCAAAGCATCCACCCGATAAACCCTCAACAACGTTATCAGCAACGAAAAGGACATCATCATGCAAAAGATCGCCGACCACTTCACCCAGCTCTACACCCCCGCCAGCTACGACTGCCCCACACCCTTCGACCTGACACGCCTCGAAAACCTCTCCTGCGACCACATGGATTTTGAGGGCCTCGCCGAAGCCTACCGGCAGAGCGTGGAAACCGAACTCCACAAGCTACGCCCCGACACATTCATCGCATCCGATGGCACCGTGTTCAGCCACAACGAGTGGAAGCCACTCACCGGCGGTGAAGCCACACAACTCTACTGGAATGTGAGCCGCATCAACGTAGGTCATCTACTCACCCTGTGTGCCCGATAAAACCCCTAGCAACACAAGGATCGCTCACAACATTTGAGCGCAGTCTTGACACGAGGTCCAGTCACTGGAAGTATTGATCATGTCAGCAACGAACAACACCCCAGAAAGGGGACAACAGTCATGAACAAGAAAAAAGGCTACACCATCGCAGGCATCACAGCCGCCATCATCGCCGCCGCATCCTTCCTCCCAGCCCCCGACGACAACCCCCCACTCGCATCACAACCCGCACCACAGGTAACCACAGCCAACACAGAATGGACACCAAAAACCGCCCAACAGCGCAAAGCCGAGAAAGCGGCACGGCAGGCAGCCGCCACCCGCTCCCTACAAGCCGAACAAGCCAAAACCCACAAGCAAGCCCAAGCCCGCGGAGAAGAAACCGCCACCGGACTCACCATGATCACCGCAGCACACACCTGCAACCGCAAAGCCGAACAACAGGCCGCCGCACACGGTGTCAACTGGAACGGCAACCCCGACATCGACCTCCAACTCCACAAAACCATCGGTAAAGACACCTTCTCCATCGTCTACGGCGCAACCGCGAAACAGCCCGGCGCATCCAAACTACCCGTCACCGTCCACTGCCTCGTCACCGGAACAGAAGACCACCAGCACGTCACCGACCTCAACATCAACCCGCAACAGTAACCCGCAAAGGAGCATCCCCGCTATGCCTCTCCTCTCCCACTACGCTGTCACCACCGGACTCGCCGACACGGCACACATTATTCACCACACCGGCGGCACCCTACGCACAGCCACCGACATCGCATCCCGCATCAACACCCTCAACCCAGACATCAACCTCGACCACCAAATCAACCAACTGTTATCTATTGAAACAGACCTGTACAACATTTATAAAACCATTAACCGCACAATCGAGGAACAGTCATGAACACACCCAACAACAACATTGAGCTGCACAGCTACGAAACGTTCTTCACCACACTGGCATGGATCCAAGGCGGCATCATCACATGGATGTACGCAACCGGCACCCCCCACAAGGCAGCCCTCGCCATCACAGCCGTCTGCACGCTAGCCATCCTGCTAGGCGCCTCAACCCTCACCAACAATCCCCGCGACACTAAATGATCACAACACCTATCCTTATCGCAGAAACCCTCGCCATCATTATTCTCGCCGTCGCACTAGCCCACGACAACAACCAGTAACCCAAACCAAGAAAGGCACACCCCCATGGATGAGCCCACCCGCATGTACACCGACCCCAACACCGGTGCCCGAAAAGAACTCAAACTCTGTCGCCTCTCCCTCATCGACCCAGAATCCCTCCACACCCTAGGCGAAGTCGCAGGCTACGGTGCCACCAAATACGGCGACAACAACTGGACTGGAGGATACCCGTGGAGCCACAGCGTCGACGCCCTCTACCGGCATCTACTATCCTGGCAGCAAGGCAACAACCTCGACCACGAATCACATTTGCCGCATCTGGCACACGCAGCATGGCACTGCCTCGCACTCCTCGCCTACCAGCAACACCACACCGGCCAAGACACCCGCAACCCATGGAATACAAGCGACAAGTAATGCCTCTAGCACAATATCCGAAAACCATCCACCATCCAGGCCACATCTCCTACAGTTCACTCACACAGTGGGCCGAATGCGGAGAAAAATGGCGCCTCCAACACGGCTACCATTCCCAACACCACACATGGTATGCAACCATCGCCGGAAGCGCCATACACCACATCACCGAACAATACGACCTACACCTGTACAATCCCGCCGAATACCCTGCACTGCCAGACAAACTCTCATCCTTCAAAAACATTTTCGACACCCAAGTCGCCCTCGCCGAATCCGAAGGCACAGAAATCAAACCCTCCGGCAGAATATGCAAAAACATGTGTGAGTCGGGCGGGCCACACAAGAAAGACTACGACTGGTGGATGGTTTACGGCCCCACCTTTGTGGATCGCTGGAAAACATGGAGGCGCAACCACCCAGAATACATCACCGCAATCCTGGACGGTAAACCAGGCATCGAATACCCGGTAGAAACCATCCTCGACGATGACACAAAAATAGTCGGCTACATCGACCGCGTTTTCACCGACACCGACACCGGCGAAACCTTCATCCTCGACCTAAAAACCGGACGCCTACCCGCCGACAGTATGCAGCTGCACACATACCGGTACATGCTCAACCAACACGGCAACGATGTGACAAAAGGCATGTTTTGGACGCCAGCCACCAGCCGCAACGACGACAAGTCCCCGACACAAGGCACATCCACCGAACTCTATGACCTTGACAACAACACCTACCGGCATGTATCATCCATGTACAGTCAAGCAATGAAAGGAATAAGTCAAGGCATCTTCGTCCCACACGTCACAACACTCTGTAAAGGATGCCCCGTGCGAGACTCCTGCTGGGCCGTCAACGGCAAAAACTCGTACAGATACCCGGTAGAATCCACCGTACAGCCACCCCAAACAGACAACAACGAAAAGGAAAACAAGTGACCGACGAGTACACCACCGACAATGATCGACTCACTATCACACTCAAATACGGCGGCGACTACGCCGCACCATGGACAGTCATCCGAGGAGACACCACAGAAGACATCAAACAATCAATCATCGATTTATTGGGCGGACTCAAAGACGAAACAGTCTCCAAAGACTGGGACCTCGCAACCCTGGTTGCTAGCGCATCCATCATCCTCCAAGACCGATACAACCAGGCAGCCAAAAACTACGTGGACAACATCGCATCCAAAGAAAACACCATCGTCATCAACAAAATCAACAATGCAACAAGCAAGGCACAGCTAGCAGACCTTCTAAAACAGTACAAGAAGACCATCACCAGCAACAGTGACGTATCCGAGGCTTTTCGCAGCAAACGAAACAGCCTCACCCGATAACCAACAGAAACCAACAATAACAGACACAACAGTAAAGGATACAATAATGGGACTTGCCAACTACCGCAACAACAGCAACAGCACCTTCTTCAACCCGTCCCGAAACCAGGACGCCACCGCCATCGCCTTCAAAGTCCGCGACGTAGAACACAACACCGAAGGCTACGGTGGACAGGTCGCAGACCGCATCTACGCTGATGTCACCATCTTCCACACCCTCGAGGATCTCAATAACGGCACCCCAGAAACCATCCCCAACGCTATCATTGAGAAAGCACGCGGCAACAACGACCGTCCACACTCCATGATCCGCGATCTAGAAACCTACCTTGGCGAGGAGCAGGCCTTCAAACTCGCCACCGTACGCACCAAAAACGGGTTCAACGCGGTCGTGCTCAAACCATTAGACGACGCCATCTACGATAAGGTTGCCGAATACGTAGACAAGCGCGATAACGGCCAGCTAGACGACACCACAGCCCCTGCTGATGCTGACATCGATATCGACTCCATCTGACCACCAAAACAACATCCAACCGATAGACAGATAGATAAAGGCTCCGATGCTCTCTCTCCAACGATCCTTCGAGAGAGCCTCCCAAACCGCAGCCGAGCTACCCCGCATACCACAACTAGAACCCCTCTACCGCAACCTGGACATGCACATCCACAAAGGGGACCTAGTCATGATCGCGGGGCGCTCCGGCAGCCAAAAATCAGGGCTAGCCATGTTCATCACCGCCATGCTCAACCAGCCCGCCCTCTACATATCAGGGGACATGACACCCTGGGAGGCCTCCACACGAATCATCTCACTCAACACCCAACACACCACCGCCCAAATACAACAAAACATCGACGACTACGGGCCAGAATACTATCGAGACAGCATCCACCACGGCGCACACATCACATTCTCATTCCAGTCACCCATCACCTGGACCGACATCACCATGGAGCTACAAGCCTACATGGAAATGTGGAACACTTTCCCACCACTCATTGTTATCGACAACCTGATGGATATCCAAGACTGCGAATCCGACTACCAGGCACAGCAAGAAGCCATGCAATGGATCACAGCATTGGGCAGGGATACTGGCTCCACCATCATCGTCACCCACCACGCAACCGACAAAACCGGAACCGACATCGAACACCCGCCCGCCCGGCGAGAAATCAAAAACGGCCTCTCCGAAAAACCACAACTCATCCTCGGAGTCTCATTGTATGGTGGCGAGGATAACGGCAACGGGCTATCGATCCCGGCAGAGGCACGCATCGCCGTACTCAAACAGCGCACCGGCAAATCCAGTCCTGACGGCACCCGATACGAACGACTCAGAGCCTACCCCGAATACACATTCTTCGGGCCACTCGCCGAAAAACATCCCTGGAACATGACCACAACACACAAAGGACTATGATGGCGACACAGCAGGCACGCAACCGGCGGGCCGGAGCCGAATGGGAAATACGATTATTGCACCAGCTACGCGACACCGGACACAATATCGAACGCCTCCACCTCAACGGTAAAGAGGATGAGGGCGACCTCATCCTCACAACCGGCAACAAAACCTACATTATCGAGGCGAAAGCCGGGCAACCACACCTAGCTCAATTCGTGAAACAAGCCAGCCGGGAGGCACGCAACTACGAAACACACCGAAACCGAGAAAGCCAGTCCACTATTGGACTCGTAGTGATGAAACAGCGCAACAAGCCATGGAGCGAAGCCTATGTGGTATCAACCCTCAACGAGCTCCTCCCACACCTCTGACACCTGCCGCCTCCTCGACACCTACCGGATACGCTACAATCCGTCACGAAACGAGCAACATATACTCTGCCCGTTCCACGACGACCACCAGCCCTCCATGAGCATCAACCTCGACAAGGGCGTCTGGTACTGCCACACATGCGGTGTCGGAGGCGGACTCGCCAAGCTACAACAACGATTAGAAGAAGAAAACCCGAATGTACGACAGCATACGCCCATACAACATTGCGGAACGCCGCCGAATCCAGAAAGCCTCGGCCCTCTACGAAACCCACCTCGAAAACATACTCGACCTGCTCTCAGCAAGAGGTATCAGCGAAGAAACAGCCCGCTACCACCACCTTGGATACATCGACAATGACCCCATACCCGGCCACGAAAACTACAACCAGTGCATCACCATCCCATACATGTACCCCGTTTGGGGCGGCCCAGCCGAAATACGAAAAATGCGTTTCCGCTGCTCACTCCCGCACGACTGCAAAACCCACAACCACCCCAAATACCTAACCCCGGCAGGAGACACAGGCTCCATCTACAACATGGCCGCCATGGCCAACCCGGCAGCCGAAATGCACATTTGCGAAGGCGAATTCGACTCCATGATCCTCGAACAATGCGGATGGCCAGCCGTCGCCCTACCCGGCGCAACCTCGTGGCAAAACTTTTGGACCAAATTCTTCGAAGGCTACGACCACATCTACATATGGTCCGACCCAGACAAGGCGGGCCACCAGATGGCCCAAACCCTCCAGGCCGCACTCCCCCAAGCCACCCATGTGCCCCTCACCCTGGGGGATGTCACAGACACCTACCTTCAGGCCGGAAAAACAGGGTTGACACAAGCACTAGACACTGTGCTACAGTAAAACACGTCGACAACACGAAACCAGAAAGGTACACTAAAACATCATGGATCCCCTCGACACGTGCCCAATCCCCAACCGGCGCAACACCAGCCAAACAGCCAGGAGGCGCATCCGCCTCGCCATCTGTGCAGAAAAATGGGCTGATGGCGAAGACCCCACCTACATCATGCGCACCTGGGGCACCACCTATGATGGGATGCGATCCATGATCCGCGCCAACCCCGACATTAAACTACCCGACGACATGGCCAAACGGTTACACAAAATCTGCCGGGAAGCCTACCCCAAAAACCAGCCCAACAGGCACCGAAGCGGATGGGACCAATACGAGAAAAACTACTACACCCACGAAATCCTCTTCCTCAACCAATTCAACATCCCAGCCCTCGAAATCCTCAACCGGCTCGACGTGTCATGGACAATGTGGAAACAAATCATCACCGAAAACAATCTCACACGGCTCCAAGACGAAACCTACAATGCGTGCCACTGGCACTATCTGAAACAGCAACACCCCGACTGGACCGACCAGGACATCACCCAAGCCCAACACGCCGGGAACAACACCTTCAACCAGTTCATGCAAGACGACCAGCCGGCACTATCGTGAGCATCTCGTTCAAACCCACCACCCGAAACCGGCAAGCCATCCGTGACATTATCACCCAAAACACCACCATCAACCCTGACAGCCTGCCAGACAGTATGTTGCAACACATCATTGAATACTGCTGGAACACCTTCACAGCCAGCAACCGGTACGCCGTGGCGGCACAATACTGGCGAGGCCAAAACCCTCCCGACAACCAGCACCAGCGCATACTCGTCGGCTACTACAAAACCTTAAAACAGGCAGAAAACGCGGCCAAACAATTCCACTGGAACAGTCGGCTACAACAACAATGGAAAACATGGATACTACCCGTACATAACGGCACCGTGTCCGAGTTTTTCACCCAACAAAAAACTTTGCTAGACGAGCAAGACGATAGCAATAGCGAGCTGCCGGAGCATCTACAAAACGTCATGTGCGGTAAAACACTCAACCACACAGACGGAACCGTATCGTGGTGCACCCGCAAACCAGGACACGACGGCGACTGCCGCACAGGATGGCAACCCGCCACACAACCCCTAGGATATCATGGCAACCAAAACTGAAACCCTTATTCAACGCTACGGCAACAAAGCCGCAGACGTGCTCGCCGACAAAACCATCCCCGCCTCGTGGCTAGCAAAACAGCTCACCCAGGCAGGATACCCCATCTCCGCCACCGTTATAAAAGACTATCGCCGTAAACAAGCCAACACCACCCCGCAAGAGGAGGAAAACCAGTGATAGACAATATTGACCGGCTACTCACACAGCTAGCCAACCACGACAACGCCATCGACACCATCGACGACAATCTAGCCAATGGTACTGTACGCCGCACACGCATCTCCGAATGGACACTCCCCAACGGAGAAACAGGCCGATCCATACAAAAAATCATCGACCACCAACCAGCAACAAACCCGTATCCCGTGGACGAACTCGTCGATAAACTAGCCGACTGGCAGCCACCAAAACCCGAACAGGACACCCACACCGACTATAGCAATGTTGCGTTCGTGGTAGGGGCGGGAGACTTCCAAATCGGCAAAGGCATCCCCGGCGGAGAAACAGCACACTTCGCCGACGACTATCTGCGCTCACTCACCGCCACCAAACACTACTGGCAACAGGCAGGCAAACCCGAACGAGTCCACATCGCATTCCTCGGCGACATGATCGAAGGATACGTGTCACAAGGAGGCAACAACGCCTGGCGCACACAAACACCCCTGACGGAACAAATCCGGCTCACCCGCATGGCCATGATGCAACTCATCCACATGTTCGACCACTGCGCCAACGTCACCATCACATCCATCCCCGGCAACCATGGTGAAGCCGTGCGCTTCGGTAAAGGCGTCACCACCTACGACGACTCCTTCGACGTGGACTGCTGCCGGGCCATCGCAGAAGCCTACCAGCTCAACAACAACTACCCCAACCTTCACTTCCACTTTCCCAGCCGAGACGAAATGACCACCACCGTTGATGTGGCCGGCACACAAATCCTGCACGCCCACGGGCACCAATGGCGCAACAACCAACACTACGAATGGTGGCGCGGCCAAGAATTCCACAACGGCACCACATCCCACATCCTCATGGCCGGGCACCGGCACCACCTAGAAATCTCCGAGCAAGGACAACGCACCTTCATCCAATGCCCATCCATGGAAGGAGAATCCGTCTGGTACCGGCACCGCACAGGCACCACCGGCCACCCTGGACTCGTGTGCTACACTATCCACAACAAAACACCAAACAACTACCAGATAGCGAGATGAAATAGTGTCATGAGCAGACGACCAACAAAAGCAGACCTAGCCACCACCGCATCGTGGGGATGGGCCACAGACCATCATCTTCGCACACTCAACCGGGCATGCACCAAAATAGCCACACACTACCCCGCAATCAGTGCAGACGACCTATACCAAGACTCCCTACTATATATTGCGGTGCGAGAACAATACCACAACCTAGACAACAAACACTATACTAAAATGTGCTACAGGGTAGCCAAACGTTTAGCCAACAAAACCATACAGCACCTCGACCAGCCGAAACCTTTATCCGATATTATTCATCTCGCCGACAACCAAACAAGCATCTAAAGGAGAACACTCATGGTCACAACCACCCTCGACGACGGCGCCCAAACCACCGTGCTACAAACAGTAGGCGCCACCACCACAGCAATCATCACCAACACCGAAACACCAGACACCATCACCGCCAAATACACCATCAGTAAAGACGGCACAGCCACCTACAGCATCAGCGGCAACACCTACCTCGGCGACCACCAACACATCATCAAACTCATGTACGACTACTGCCACTGCGTCGGACGATTCGACACCACCAACACCAGCAGCCCAGACAACCTCGACAACCTATTCAGGGGATGACACATGAACCGAACCTACACCACAGCCGACATTATCCAGGCAGCCCAATGGATCTGGAACGGCGGCCCATGGAAACCCAGTGTTGAGCCAGGCATGCCCCCGCCACCAACAGCACCACAACACCACGGAAACAACATCGTCTCCATGATCGATTTGCAGCTAGCCATCGACGACTACACGCTCTCCTGCGAACCATCCATGCAGCGAAAACATTTAGCCAGGTTGGCAGCATTCCGTGAAGTATACGGGTATGATCAAACCTATTCGGTGGCAGCCCAACGATTGGGTGTGACCAGGCAGACGGTGAAACAGTGGGCAGACCAAACACTCATAACGTTAACCGAATATGCGAACACCACATACTACATGCCAGACGATAACGACGACAGCACAGGGATGAAATAAAACCATGAACAACACACACAATATCCCACAAGCGGCCCTTAAAACAGCGGTACACCGAATTATCCGACAACAGCCCACCAACATGCAACAGTTGGAAAACATTGTGGCCGATGTCGAAAACCAGTACCGGATACCCATCTCCCTCGACAATGTAAACCTCACCATCAAAGAAGTCAGCCTCGACAACCTTGCTATCAACCAAGACACGCTAGACGAGTGTGGCGAAATCTTGTGGGACTGCGACAGTGCAGGATACCCCACAAACAACCCGCAGCCAGAGGCTAGCCAGGCGGCCCTAGACGGGCTGGAATGCCTCACCTACAAGGCCCTAACACTCATAACCATGGTAGACAACATTCTGGAAGCCATCCACGATCATCGAGACAACTATCCCGGCATAGTAAAACAAAACATTGTCGACCAGGCTAAATACACCCTCGCCGAATGTGCACTCCTACACCAGACACTCGAAGACATACTAGACGACAACCTGTAAAACCCCTGTAGACACAAAAATAGTGCCCCAGCAGCCACCACACACATGGCAGCACCGCTGGGGCACACCTTTATCAATATTCACTTGTCACACAACAGGGGCAGACTCTACCACACCAACCTCCGACTCGGCCGCGTGTCTCGGCGCATAGTCCACATTCTCATCGTCTACAGGCTCGATCATGCCAGGATCAGTCTCATCCACCGCATGCGGTTCTATCAAACCGGTATCATCGGGTGGAACAAGCCCAGCATCAACAACCGTAGTCTTCGGCTTACCAGCCACAAACGTCGGATTACCAAACGAGGTGGCAATCGATAGCACGGCAGCCACTGCGGCTGTGATTAAAGCTGATTCCCACGGCAAACCGCGAAACGACTCCGCAGTATAGGTGACACCCGCAGTAACCCCGAGCACGGCAACAAACGTTTGAATAAAAGTTTTCAGGGCACGCTCAAACAGGCCCAACCAAAACTGTTTACCCACAACACATCACTTCTTTAAATCGTTGACAGCAGACTCAAGCCTGTCAATACGGCTACGACACTCCAACACGTAATACCAGACACTCCACAAAGCATCCTTAGTACGCCACAGCTTCCCGGTCACAGGATTCTTCACCCACGACAGGGCATCCACGCGCTTACCCAAATCACCATTCTGTGCCTGCACTACACCAACATCGTGGTGCAGCTTATTCACCGAACCAGCAAGCTGAGCCGACAATTGTTTAATCTGATCATGCAAGGCTTTCACATCAGCCACAGTTAACTCCTCACTACCACTACCGCCGCAGACTACGGCCATAAACCTGTCCCACGGAAACCAGGGCCCCGGATCGTCATGATCCGACTGGTGCCACGCATCCGTAACATCCACATGCCCGCAAACACCACGTTTACCGGCCTTCAAATCGGATACGCTAAGCTTCCTCTTCGGAACGTTATATTTGTCACACAGCTGCCGGCACAGCACGGCGGCCTTCTCCACCGCAGGCCACACGCGAGGATCCAGCCACTGCCCCCGAGTGTAAGCATGCCCCGGCACACGAAACGAGGCGTGCGAACCACCATCCGCGCAAATCTCTATACCCAAACTATGCGGATTCGGCGGGGCATGCCAGCCAATAGTAGACTCCGACAAGCACTGCACCGTCTCCCCAATATCGCAAACATAGTGTGCCGAACCACCCGACGACGGGGAAGCAAAATAGTTCGCCGTAGACACCGCCCGCCCCTTACGCGAAGCGGACGGAAACCCCACATCCGGGCACGTCGCATGAATCACAACCCTATTCACCGGACTATTCGAACCGGCCGAATGGTGCGCTGCTGGAATGTATCTCACCGCACACCACCCCAAAACACGACCAACATCAGTAACACCCTTCCCTCTTCTTGTTTACTTGTGGGATGATATAGTTACCATAGGCGACGGTTTCACACCCTGGCAGGCCACCGAGCCCGATATGGTAGAAGCCACACCATCACTATATTTCACAAACAGGCGGCCCCCGGAACAGTACACAGACACCACAGAACGGCCATCCTTACCATCCTTACCATCCTTACCATCGGATCCGTTCACACCGGCGAGACCACGCTCACCCCGTTCACCCTGTGCACCTTGCAGGCCGGCAGGACCCGAGGGGCCCACATCACCGCGCTCACCATCCGATCCATTCGCACCAGGCAACCCGTCAGGTCCCTTCACACCATTCAAACCCGGGGAACCCTGCGGACCAACAGGGCCAACAACACCAGCCGAACCATTACTGCCATCCTTGCCATCAGCGCCGGCGGGCCCTTGTGGGCCGCGCACACCAGCCGGGCCAGGCACACCCTGCACACTCCGCTCAACACTCGCAGCATCCACACACAAACCCGACCGGTGCAGCTTCACAGACTCCACGCCACCCTGGGTACACACCCGCTTCACACGGCTGGCTAAACCCCTGGCGGCTGTACCATTCGACTGGGCCCTCGCCTGCTCCGAATCCCGCTCAGAGGATACAGCCCCGAAACGTAAAGCACCCGCAGCAACCACCGCCAACAACACAAGCGACAAAAACAGCAACACCAGTGAAGCCTTCTCAAAATTGCGGCGCTGCCGCTTCTCTTCCTCCAACTCCCTCAACCCTACTCACCCCCACCATCAACAGTATCCTTCAAAAACTCGGGCACATCAGAAAGATGCATCGGCTCCACCTCGTCAGGAAGCCGGGCGTTAAACCGGCGAACCTCACGCCGCACACCCCACACATACTCTTCCAAAGCATCCACCTGAGCCGACAGCCGGCGCAAACGCTTCCTCGATTTAAACGTGACCGCCTGAACAGAACCCAAAACCGTGGCCAACGCGGTACAGAGAGAGGCCACCAGTGCAGGAGTAAACCACGACACCACAGCCCCCCAACATCACACCAGCCACCATAACACCTGTACAATCACACGCCGACAGCAATCCAATTCGCAACCGCAGGCACACCAGACGGCTTGCTACCGTCATTCGTAATAAACGCTAAACTAAAATCCTTGCTAGTAATATTGTAGGCTTTCACATCAATCTGTGCCGTGCCACCAGCCGCCGTACCCATAGACGCCACCACAACAGGCGCACTAGCAAAAGGACGCTCAAACGGGATCGTGTAAGCATACACAGCAGACCCGCCAAACATGATCGACTTCGAACCCGTCTCTATCCGCGGAGACAACAACATCCACTCGCCCGCATGGTTAGCCCACACGGACCCAGAAGGAACCATCACACGGTCACCCTCCACAGGGGTGGGGTCACACGCAGCAGACTCGCCAAACGCCACCCTAGCCGCCACGGCACGCCTATCCAGCTGCTGCTGCAACCCGTTAGACGACACCACCAAAGTAGCCAACAACTGCTGATGGTACACGCCAGGCTCGGCCCTCAACACGTCACGGGCACGCTCCGCACGACCCCCAGGAACAATCTCCAACTTGGCCGTATTCTCCTGCCAATCCCGAGACAGAACAACATAGTCGTAGCGGGTCTCCCCAGGACCCGGCAGCTGGCCTGTCACCGTCTCAACACTATTCGACGTGCACATCACCCCGTGAGCCCAAGCCTGCCCCGGCAAAACCTCACACAACACTGTGGCACCCTGAACCGTAGTGCCGACACGAAAATCGTCCGACCCTTTCACAGACGGCATATTACCCATCAGACCAGACATTTGAGCCCAATCATACTCGGTCAACACACCATCAAACCCTTTACACACAATACCCACAACAAACCCCAATCACTTTTAAAACTTTTGCAAATCCCGCACACCGGCAGCCAAACCGGCAACACGGCGAGCCAACAACGCCGACGGATTATCCTCATAATCCCCCGCAACCGGTGTCACCTTCGTCCAGCCGTCACCAGGCGAATCACACTCCACATCAATCTGCCGAACAATCTCCGCAATAGGGCCAGAACCCACATCAACATAAATCAAATCCCCAGGCATCAGATTGCCGGGCCCGAAACGCAACACATCCGACTCAGCCAACTCGATCTTAAACCCCGATGTGGCCCCCGACTCGGACAGCACCCGCTCAGCCTCATCGAAGAGAGACACTTTTTCTGAATCCGTGTTACGGGCATCCTTAAACACCTCAACCCGGTCCCACCAATCCCCCTCAGCCATCGAATCAACATCCTCACAAAACAGCCGATCCCGACCCTCGCCGCGGCCACCAACAACCACCGACGTAGCCTTAGGGGCGTCACGCACATACTCCCACGACACAATCGAACCCGACTCGGCAGTCAACACATGGCTACGCGTCACCGCGGGCACACAATCAAACACTAAACCCCGCTGATCATTCACCTTATCCTCAAACTGATTCACCGAAACAGTCATCCGAGCCCACGACAACACCGGCAACAATTTATCGGCAAACACGTGAAACCGCACCTGAAAATCCTTAATATAGCGGCCACGACTCTCATTATCCATCATAAATAAACCTGGCGGAAAACGCCACGCATTATCCCCCAACACCTGCTTAGCCACCGACTCCGCCGCACCCGAATAGTGGGCATAATCACGGTCCGCACGCCACTCCGAACCCACCAAACCGGGACGATAATTCACAGGCCACATCAACATACGCCACAACAGCCGAATATCATCCTCACACGTGATAGTCACCCGCGAAGACCGCCAAGGACCAACACCATGCACTTTACGCACAGGCCCAGAAAAAATCTGGCCACCACCATAATCGACAACAAGGCGTGCACCCGGCTTCGTCAACGCGTCAAGCCTGGAATGATCACCCGACACCACCAACTCCAGCGTCGACAAACCATTCCACTTCAACGACAACTTTAGCGACTCAAAAAAATTGATAGGCGCCACACGACGATAGTCTGGCGTAAACAATGTTATATGCGGGACAAGACCAGCCACAATCTATTCACCAAGCCCTCAAAAACCTGTACTGCACCGACACAACAATGGCACCCAAACCAACCATCTCAATATTCACACTCTTAGAACCGCCAGGCGGGATAGGAGCAAACTCCCACTCCTTCAAACGATCCATCACATCCTCAAACCCGTTCAACAATGCAGACTGTTTGCGAGGATCCGTATCAATCGTGATCCAATCAAACTCCTCAACCGGATAGTCCGAAGACACACGCAAACCATCAATCTGCACAGACCACGACGACAACGGACCCTCAACACGAATCACAGGCCACGCAGGCACATCACCCTTATTAGACAGGTTATCCCAACCCGAACCAACACCAGGCGTCAACACCACCGGAAACGCCGTACCATCCTTGCCGACAGGGCCGCCACCCAACCAATCCTGCAACTTCGCGTTACTGAAACGAAACTTTTGCTCATCCCCATACCAAAACGGGTCATAGGCTGTCAAATGCAACAGATAGCGCGCATAACCCCTGTTCACCGGATCAACCGTAAACGTGTCATCCACCGAATCAAACCGGCACCGCAGCACACGCTCACGACCGGCAGGAGTCTTCACCGACAACTCCCCCTCCTCGCCGGGAGGAAAAGCAGACCACAACTCGTCATAGGCTTTCAAAAAACCGTCACGCAACCCGCCCGCCGGATCCGGGTCAACACCCGACACCAACACCGGCAGCGTCACCTCGCGAGGCTTCACATTACACCCGCGCCACTCCGATCCGTGCACACCAACATGTGTTTGAGAAAAATGCTCAACCTCAGGAACACCCAAACCGCGCAACGAATCATTCAACAACATGACAGAAGACGCACCCGTATAATCCGTCAAATGAAGCACACGCTCCGGATCATTACCAATCGACGGCAACATAGACCAGGTAACAGTCAAACCGGCACGATCAGACGGGTCAGGAATAAACATGCACAACACCCCCAATCACACGTAAGCCAACGCATTCAACGCGTCACGCTGCTGCCGCTCAATCCGCTTAGCAAACTCGTTAGGATCCCCATACGTCGGGCCGTTAACATTCACCACAACACTCTTATCGCTCATACGCTGATACCTGCCATACGGGGTAAACGAGCCCACAGACGATCGCACACCAAACCGGGCATCCACAGTATCAGGCAGCCGATCGGCCACACCCGACATCGCATCCAACGCCAAACCAGCATTCCCAGTGATCCCCTCAGCCAAACCGGCAACCACCTGACGGCCAACCTCGTCACGAAACACCCGAGACGGCGAATGAATACCCAACACGGACTTCGCCGCGTTAGCCACCTGGGAACCCATGTTACGCACAGTATCCAGCAGGCCACTCATAGCATTCCGGATACCATTACCCAAACCAGACACCACGTCACGGCCAGCCGACACCAACAAGGACCCCATATTGCCGAGAGCATGCCGAATATTGCCGGGCAGATTCCGGAAAAAACCCAGCACACCATGCACGCCGCTAGACACGGCGGACCCCATAGCATGCATAGCAGAAGAGGCCGCATTCCTGGCTCCATTAAACCCGCGCACAGCACCACTACGAACCCTAGACGCCATAGAGCTGAAGAACCCGCCAACAGCAGACGTCACCGAAGACACAACACTCCGAATCGCATTCATCGCAGAAGAAACAGCACCACGTGCCGCGTTAAACCCCGACCGGACATGGCTAGCCACCGACAAACCAAGCCGCGTAAAAAACCCCACAACAGCGTTCACGCCGCCAGAAATGATCGACTTGAAACCGTTAATAAACGCAGACGTAAACGCCCTGATATGATTCCAACCATTCAGGATAACCGAACCCATACGCGCCACACCAGACACGAAATGGCCCACAATCCATCCAATAACACGGGTGACAGTCCCAATAATGCGGGCGGCAGCAGACACGACAGCGCCAAGAATACGTGCAACAAACCCGATCACAGCCGTAACAATCGGCATCACAACCGGAATAATGCGGGCCACCACCTGCAACACGACGCCAACAACCTGCATCACCACACGCATAATCGACATGATGACTGGTATCAGCGACCGGATAAGGCCGATAATCGGCGGCAAAACAGACATGACAGCACCCAAAATCTGTTGAATCACAGGCACCAACACAGGCACAAGCTGCATCACAACACCAACAACCTGCCGTATCACAGCCACAACCGCCTGAAGCACCGGCATCAACGCCGGCAACAACATTGCAGCAACCTGTGTCACCGCACCAATAATCTGCGTAATCACAGGCACCAGCCGGGCGACAAGCATACTAATCAAAGGCACAATCTGGGCAGCCAAACCGGCAACCATACCGATAATCTGGCCGAACACTGGCGCCAACTGTGCCACAACACCGGCCACTAAACCAAACAAGGGCTGAATAGCGGCCATAATCTGCCCCAAAGCCTGGCCCACCACAGCCACAAGCTGCATCACCGCGGCACGGAACTGGGCGTTCGTCGCAAACATGGCAGCAAACAAGCCGATCACAATACCGACAGGGCCACCCAGGGCGCGAAACACGCCGCCAAGCCCGCCAGCGGCACCCTTCAAAGCACCAAACGACGGCAGTAGATTCTTCAACGACACCGCCAACGGGGCAAACCCTGCGACAAGCTTACCGACACCCGCAGCAACAATACCAAACACTGCGGTGCCGCCAGCAAACATGGCACCCAAATTCACTTTAGGGACAGGCAAATGCAACCTAGCAAAAACGCTCTTCAGCTGCTCCACCTTGGCGCGCATCTGTGCATTCATTCTCGTAATCATGCCCGGCATACGATTAATCCACGCCAAAATAGACGGCATCATACGCTGAATACCAGCATCGACGGCAGCAAACATCGGCTTCACCGAATCCGTGACCGACTTAATAACCGGATTCAACGCAACAAAAATCTGCCTCAACCCGTTAAGAAACGGGGCCATAGCCGTAGCACCAAGATAACCCAGGGCACCCTTAACATTCTTCATAGCGCCCTCAAACGTCTTACCAGACGCCTGCGCAGCACCACCCATGCCAAGCTTCATCGCAGCCGAAAACGTGGCAAAATCAATCTGCCCCTTCGACACCATCTGCGACACCTCAGCCGACGTTTTACCCGTCTGCCTGGCAAGCAAAGACAGCACAGGAACACCAGCCATCGTAAGCTGCAACATGTCATCGCCCTGCAACTTACCGCGAGCCATAACCGACGTAAAAATAGCGCCCGTATCCTGAAACGACTTCCCAGAAATGTAAGACACATCCGCGACAGTCTTCAACACATCCGTCATCTGACCGCCAGACTTCACACCAGAAGCAGACAACGCCGCCGCCGTAGACGCCGCATCACCCAAAGCATACGACGTACCAGTCACAGCCTCAATAGCCGAATTCATAATCGAAGACGTGTCAGAAGACGTGTGACCCAAACCAGTAAGTTTAGCCTGAGCCTCATCGATAGCCATCGCCCTAGCAATACCGCCACCAATAGTCACATCATAGATAGACTTGAGGCCCTTCTTAGCAACATTGATAGCACCCACCATTGCGGCGCCACCAAGAGCCAACTTCATGCCCTTAGCAAAAAGACTACCCGAACGCTGACCCTCAGCCGGCATAACCCCAGAAAGCTGTTTACCAACATCAGACTTCAAACCAGGCATCTTCGTATACAACGACACATATGCGGAAGCAATCTCACCAGACATACACTATTCACCCCATAATATTAATCTCGCGAGACACCCCGCCGCCGGCACGAACACGCGCCAAAATATCGTCCACCTGCCCAGACGTAAACCGGGCCCTACTCTCATCCGTAGGCCTCGCCACAGGCTCCGGCTGCCCCTCACTATTAGCAGACCTGTAATGATCCAGCATATCCAGTACAGCCCACTCGCACCACTCAAACGGGCGCTGCCAACCATTAAGGTGGGCCGCCAACTGGCTAGACGTATCGGTACACAACACACCAGCCAGCCGGACAGCCTCACCCCAACACATCACCGGGCCACCAACACTATAAACAGAAACACCAAACTTGGTACGGAAATCGTATTCGATGGCCCCACGATAATCATCAATCAGGCCGTGGAGCCAAACTATTCCCCCAGCGAGGCCGCTTTCTGGTCAGGCTTGTATTCCATCCACTGGCGGAAAATCTCAGCAACACGAACCATAGGAAGCCCCTCCAGTGCCTCCACCGCATCCGCCGGGGCGGCAGCCTCCAACATAGAAAACATCACCTCAACCTGGGCGAAATCCGCAGACTCCCCCGACTGAGCAATCTTAGCTGCACGACGGAAAACGCGGGCAGGAACAGCCTGAGCCGTCTCCTCCGCATCCGCCAACACCCAGCTACGGTCACCAATCTTCAACGTGTAACCTGTGTCACTCATCTATCAACAATCCCTAAAATCGTGTATCAGTTCTCAGACGGCGGATTAGGATCCGGCTTCGGCGAAGGAGGAGGCGTCGGAGGAGTATCAGCTTTTAAAGCCGTCATCCACCCCCGACCCGACACCGCATTACCAGTCTTATTAATCTGGGCAGGATACGCCTTCAACGTCACACCATACCCGTACACTTCGCCATTCTTACCCTTAATCTCGTCACGATCAATGAGCTCAACCTCAGGGAAATAGTAGCGAATAACCTGATCGCCATCAACAATATCCATCAGTAAAGCGTGCACGCCAGTGGTGGCACCAGGAGAAATATCGAACGAACCCGAATCGGATCCGGCAGTAACCTTCGACTGCCAAAACAGCTCGATAACCTCCTTCTTAGACTCGATCAGCTGGAAAGAAATCTCGATAGAAGACTCGGTAGCAACCGTGCGAACAACATCCGCATTCTGCCAAGCCTTCAAATCATCCGTTTTACGCTCAGGCTTAATCTTAAACCCGTCATCCGACAGATACCCTAAAGCGGTAAGCCCGGAAGGAACCGGCTCCACACCCTTAATAGTATCACCCGCGTGCGCGTCACCAATATAAACGTCGCCAGTAACAGCAGAGCGAACATTAGACGCTTTACGTGTTGCAGCCATCACAACCCCCATTAAATATCAAACAATTACATTAAAACAAAAACAAATACGTTTACTCAGATTCGACAGGCCTACATATCAGCTCGAACAGCGAATACACATCAAAACGTGCACCATCAACCAGCAAATCAGGACCCGTAGAACGCCTACAAAACACCACCGGATCACCATCAACCCCGTCAGCCAGAACAGCCTCAACACGACGCGCCAAAGACATAGCCCGATCAGGCGTATCAGAAAACACATTCACGCGCAAAAAAACACGCTCACGCACATGCAACTGCGGGCCACCATCCAACGCCAACCAAATCAGGTCACCCGTAAAATCATCGGGCACCGTCCCCACACAGGGTATATCAGACAGCCAGCCATCATCCTTGAGCACGCGTTTAGCCCACTTCCTGGGGTCATCGTAGACGATCATGACGCAGCCCCAATCGAACGAGCCAGCGTGCCATGCTTCGCCTCAATACGCTTCCCACCCTTATATGTGGTGCCTATACGAGCGACAGCCTCAACACGGTGAACCTGCACCTCTGACGACAAACCATTACGGTATTGGGCCTTATCGAAAGCGTTACCGCCCACATTCGCCGAGGCTGCACGCTTGACACGCTCGCCACGCTCAGCCAACATAGCCTGCACCCCAGAAGACTTCAACACCTCACGAATACCCGGCAAGTTCAGCTTCACATTCACATCCTGAGCCACTACCCATCAGCCCTTCTTACGCTTCACATTGATCTGCGTGCCCGCATCCCAGCCGGACATCGGATGATGCCACACCATAGGAGACCCGTCAGCCTCCCACACAACACCCCGGATACGCCACCTGCAACGATAATCAGCGCCCACAACAGGCTGCTTGAAAAGCATCGACCAATGCTCATAGTCAGAGTCACGCCCCGCGGCCTCATCCTCCTGCGAAACGGAAGCATAGATGGCCACGTTATGGAACCCAGTCTCGACAGGCTTAGACCAGTCTTCCACCTTGTCGCCAAGATCATCGACACGAACAGTCGGTTGAAGCATCACAACCGTTTCACCATAAGGAAAACTGGTCATATCATATCTCCCACAAAGGGCCAGCGTAGCCGTTAATATCAGATCCGCACGAGCAACCCTCACCCCACACCGTGGAACACACCTCAGAATGATTCACACTACTCCTCATGGTCGGTGTAATAGTGAACGCTTTACCCGCCCCACCATCACCCTCACACAGCTTCTTCAACGCGGCAATCTCAGAAGGCCACAACAAATTCGTGGGAGTATTAGACCGTGTAGTCTGAGCGAAAGGACCCGCAGACTCGTACTGCACCTGCCCAGAAACCCCGGTATCATTCCAGCGCAACAAAGCCCTGCGCAGAATAGCCTTAGCGGCATCCTTGTATTTGAAATCCGGTTTAGCGATACAGGGGGCGACACTGACAGCCACAGCCTCCACATCGGCGATCATCGCCTCAAGCTTATCTTTAGGAATATCGGCGAAAGGCTCAATATCCTCAGGCTTCAAAATGATACCCATCAACACCACCCCCTGCACATATACATATCACCGCTACAATAAATCAGTTACCGGCCGGCGGATTAGGCTTCGGGGCAGCCTTCTCCTTCACAACAGCAAACGAATCAAGCGACTCGATAGCCACATACAGCACAGCCTCGGCACGAACCATAACCTCGTTATGTCCCTTAAGGTCACGGCCAGTCTGATCCGGATCACCATACTCGATCAGCTCGATCGGGAAGTTACGCTGGAAACCCCAATGGACACGAGAGAAATCACCAACAATAGCCTTAACACCGCTACCAGGAGACATTTCTGGTGCCCCGGAAACAGTCGAAGAATAGCCAACATTCAGCCCACGCCAATTATCCAAACCAGCAAAACCAGCGGCAGGATACATCGGCTGACCGGCAAGCGGAGAACCCTTCGGATACACCTCGGTAGACAGAGCAAACGAGAACGCCGGATCCAAAGCAACACCGTTAGGAACCTGCAAACCAGCAGCCGCAATCAAACCAACAGCCTTAATAAGATCAGCCGTAGCAGAATCCGTGGCATACACCGTATTCTTCGTCTTATCCAGCGACACCTTGACAGCAGCGGCTGGTTTACCCGTAGCCGGATCAACACCATGGAAAGCAATAAGATCAACGGCGCGACCAATAGAAGCACCAAGAGCCGGGGAAATCAGGTCCTGAAGCACACCCAAACGGTAATCAGCGTCAGCCCACATAAACTCGTCGCTCACGCGCTGCTGGGTAACAACCTTGATAGGCTGCGCAGTAAACGCGGAAACATCCACAGAAGCAGACGGCTTAACCTCGCCCTCACCAACAATCTTGGCGCGAGGAACACCACTAAAAACGGCACCCTTCACAGGACCGAAAATCGTCGGCTGCTCCGGCGACAGCTTAGCCAGCACACCAGAATCGATAGCACGGTCACGGACCGCACCAATCATAGAACCAGGAAGCTCAAGCTTCCCTGCAGAAAGAAAATCGTCAGCCATGATAAATCATCTCCTAGAATTATTGACAAGAGCATCCACAAACGCGACACCCTCACGTCGTTTAACATCATCCACGGGGGCACTCCCCGCAAGACGGCGCACACCCGCACCGCCACTATGGTCGATCAAACACTTCAAAGCTTTCGCAGACTCGGCAAGCGACTCTTTATCATCCCCAGCCAGGAAAGCGATCGCCTCATTGGAGAGACCATACTCTGAAGCCACCTCGCGCTTCACGCCATCAAGAACAAACCCGTTGATCCTGTCTTCGAGTTCCTCATTCTTGCGGCGAAGCTCATCAATAGTAGATCCAGAATCGTCACTCGATGTACGAAGCTTCTCCAACTCGGCGAAATTACTTTTAGCACGAGACTCCCATTTACGGGCCTCCGCCTTCCAATCAGTCCCCGGCGATTTACCCTCGTCTTCATTCTTCAACTGATTGTCGGCTACCTCCTGCCCGCCATCGTCTTTTACTGTATTAACAATGCCGTTATCCTTTCCGGACTCCACAACATCATTGTCAACATTCTGTTCCTCAACACTCTGATCGGCCATAGCCTAACCCTACACTCCTTGCGGAAAACAACACAACATTGTTGACCCCCGTGCGGGAGACAACCACATGCACCGATAACCGGCGGCGCACAACCGGAAACCACATCAAATTATCTCATGCCGCCAACAGTACGCATAGCCTTCAAAATATTACCAGGCGACTGCTGCAACCCATGATCATCAACCCACTCACGGGCCTTCTCATACGTCCTCTGATACTCGGCATCAGCCCTATTTGGCTCCCAAGGGCCAACAACCTCAACCACCGTACAACCACAATGATCATGATACTTCGAACCAAACGGACGCTTACCACCACGCTTATGACGCCGCGTATGTCCAGTAGTAAGTGCCCTTTCTTTGGTCGTATAATCCGACCTCGTAGCCAACATGGCACAAAAAGCACACGGATCACCATCAGTCACCCGACGCCACGACCTACCCTGCGCACCCGCCGACCACTCAACCGTGTCACGACCAGCATTCATAACAGCCCGATCAAAACCCGCAGCCATCGCATCAATCGTGTCATTCGCCCTATCCGGGTCACTCTCAAGAATCTTCATAGTCGAAAACGACCTAGCCAAAGCCGCCGCAGCATCAAACTCGTCATACACAATCAAACCCGGATCCACACCATTCAACCGGCGAAAATCCGACACAAACCTGGCAGCCAACGATGCCGAACCATCATGGCCGGCACGCTCCAACTCCACACACAAACGCACATACTGCGCATCTGTCATCTTCCCGGAATGCCACAAACGACCAAGCTCAGAATAATAGCCCGCATACTTCCCAGCAAACCTGACCGCCTCACGCTGATACTCAGTCGCAGCAAGCCTCGCCTCAACCCCCGAAGCCATCGCCTATCATACCTCGTTAGTTTGACGCGATATAGCTCCAGCCAGTGCCGCCAACGGGTCAGACGACTCAGCACGATGACGCATCACAGCCTCAACCTGCACATCATCAAGCCCCAACATCTCCAACACCGTACGAGAATCAGCAGGCAAAATACCGGCACCAACAAGCTTCGTCACAGCATCAGCCGTAGCCGCCCGGGTAGGCGTCGAAGCATCACGCCAACGCAAACCAACATCACCAAAAAACGCGGCCTCATCAACACGAGAATCCAACGCCTTGGCAGCCAAAAAACCAACCGACAGCCAGCCCTGACCAAACGACGTTTGACGCCGCTCAGCACGCTTCACAAGCCGAGATTCCTCGGCAGCCAAAGCCTCCCCACTAGGTGGGTTAGACGTGATAAACCCGAAATAGCGTTCCGGAACAGCCGCCTCACCCGCAGTCAACTGCGCCAACAGCCGCATCTGATCCGAATACGGTGTAGGACTATTGACAGGAAACGACCCCACATTCGGGGTGTCACCGTCATCATCCTTATCCACAGCCCACACAGAAGCCATCGACAGGACCCAGCCAGGCTGCGAAAACTCATCCGCACTCACGCCAGTCACCCAACGCTGAGGATACGCATAAAAATCACGATTCACAGACTGCCCCAACAGTGTGCGCACAGCCTCATCCGTGTAAGCCCTAATAGACCTCGTAATCTCCGAACGGCCATCAATCCTAGAAGTACGGCGACGATTCACAATAGGCACCAACGGAACCGCACCAAGACTATTCACGATACGGCCCGTCTCAACCCATTCACGCGAGCCCCGCCGCTCCACCTGAACAATCACATCAGGCAGCAACAACTCCGCCTCAACAACCTCAGGATCACACGTCTGCTGCACCACAAGGCCAGCATCCAAACGAGACCCATCGGCAGAAAACCGGCCTGTGCAATTCTTTGGTGACTGCGGACGAACCAACACCGACCCATCCCCCTGGGGGATAACAGCCACAAACGACAACCCAAAAATTAGTGCATCCAAATGCACATCACACGACGCCGTAGCAAGCCGATTCGCAGCATACACACCATCCAGGCCGTAGCCGTCACCATTAGTCCAGCCAAGCCAATCCAGACGCTCCTCCAAAGCATCCACCGCAATCCCAGGCCACGACACCACCGTTTGCACACGCTGCAACTCCGGCGGAATAGCCACCCCCAAATCACGCACCCGATTAGAGCCCTCATAGTAGCCCTCAATGCGACAATGCCACGAAGACAACCTTTGGATACCATCGTACATGCCCTCAATCAGAGCCAACTCATCCGAGTTCATACCACAGACACCCGCTTCCTACCACTACGCTCCCGACGGCCACGACGAACACGTTTAGCCCCCAAAAACGCCAACGACACAGCCTCCAAAGGAACCTCAGAACCATCCTTAAACGAGGAACCCCAACTCCACGCAGACCCCTTACGTTTCTGCACAGCCGACCTCACAGCAATATCCAACATGTCACGGCGAGAATCAGCACGAGGATGAGACACAACACCCGAACGAACACCCTCAAGAAACGCCTGACAAGCCTCCACATACACCCCAGTATCGGCAACCACCACGCCACGACCCGGAACACCACGATCCGTCAACGCCTTCTGCAACAACACCGCACCAGACCCGGCAACCATAATCCGCTCAGTATCAGACCAACGAACCGCCAACCAGTCAGCCAACCGGCCCACACCATCAACAATCGTCCCCGACAGCCCATCAATAACCTCAACATGAACCCCAGCATCAGTCCGGCCGGCACCCGCCAAAGCAACCCGATCCCCAGAACGAGAAAACGAGACACCAAACACTTTCCCACCAACCAGAGCCGCCTCATCCACCGCAGATTGTGCCCACTTATCCGCCGGTATCACAGACGTAGCAGACTGGCCGCGATCCCACCAGCCAAGCCTCTCACGAGCAAACCCGGCAGCAGACATCGACTCATGCTCATCCGAGACTGTCCCAAAATTCAGACGACGACCCAACGCGGGATTCGTGTCACCAGCAAGCTTCCGCCACGACCTCGATAGATCATCCGGAACAGTCTCGTCAGGAATCGAAAACTCCGTCCAGGCGATACGCTTGCCACCAGACAAAGCCTGCCCACGAAGACGCAACACCACCGAACCATCCGCCAACGGCCCAGGAGGAGTCCCCAAAAAAATCTGCTGAGGATCACCAGAAGGCGCCGCAGACACAGTAGGAAGCAACGCCTCCAACTGCTCATCCGACAACTCCTGAGCCTCATCACACACCAAATCATCAACCGTAAACCCACGAGCGCTGCCGCGAGAACGAGCCACAAACTCAACCGAACCCCAACCCGGACAACCACACTTCTTCTCAAACGTGGCACAATCAGGGTGATGCAACACAATAGCCTCCTGACCATTCGTCGCACGAATCGACTTCACCATACGATACAAGTCAGGAAACTGCCGCTCATTCTCAAAAAACGACCTCAACCGCATAAACGCCTTACGAGCCGACTTCAACTCGTGAGCCGTATGCAAAATACGGCGACCCTGAATAGTCGCCTTAAACAACTCCACAACCTCAAGGATCGCATTCTTGCCATTCTGGCGAGGCACAAACACCCCACACACACCCGAAGCAAGCCTGCCATTACTACCGACAGCCAGCCAATCATCCAACACCTGCTGCTGCCACGGATCAGGCGTCAACCCATACGCACGACCCAACTCCCCAGCATCACCGCCAGCAGACACCGAATACGCCGCAGCAACCCGGTGACGAGGCACCTGAGAACCAACAACGCTCGACATTAGGCCCCTTTACGCTTCCTATACCGGTCAATCATCGCCACCGCAGAACCCCCACCACGGCCACCAGACACCACATCAACCGAATACCGATCCAACATGCCCATAAAAGCCTTCACATGCGCACGAAGCGAAGCCACCAAATCCGCGCGACCCTCACGCCACACACAATCATGAATCACCGCAGCATCCATGAGAAACAGCCACTCCTCATCAGACACAAACCCGGCACGCGGATCCTCACCCCACACGCGCCACCACCGCACCGTCTCCTCACACCAATCACGACTATCAGGAAGCTCAGGCTGCACAACACTCACCACCAACACAAAAAGTCGACAAACAGACAAATCCACAAAAGGGAGGTATTTCACT